CATGGTCCGGACAGCCCGCAGCACTGCTGTCTCAATCGTGTCACGGTGCCCGGAGTCGTACAGGACCATGTCCGCGTTCTTCGGTATCGTTCGCAGACCTTCCATCACGGCCTGCGTGTAAGACATAGCTCCGGACGCTACCAGGTTCGCGGCTCTGTCGCAGGCAGCTATATATGCTTGCTGAGCCGAGATCGCTGTCGTCCTTGTATAGTTGAACCAGAGGCCCATCGTGGCTTCGTACTGCCTCGAAATCAGGCGCAGCATTGACGGAGACAGGTCCGACACCGGAAGGCCGACGCGCTGATATATCGCGTTGTCGTTCTTCAGAGCCGTGATGCCTGCGTCCCTCAGAGCCTCGTCGATCTTTCGGGCCTGGACGCGCGTGGCTTTTATTATCAGTTTCCGGATATCTCCGAGAAGGTATCCGGCTTCCTGCAGGACTTGAAGCTGCAGGACGTCGGTGCGAGTGAAACTGATGTCCCCCGTCCTCGCAAAACGAGCGACAAAACGGCTGACGACTTCCCTGATGATCTGGTCGCTGAGGTCCGCAGCTATGAGGCCCGCGCCTTCCGCCAGCTCTTCCAGGTACTCGTCAGTGATCATTCTTCAATCCTCCCGAACACGCTCATCTCGCGCTGCCGCGCTGTGTAGGCTTCGGTGTCGATCTTCTTTGCTTCCTCTTCGGTGTAGCCCTCAAAGAGAACGAGGTATTTCCAGAAGGGCACATATCCCGCCTGGACGTAGCCGTACCAGCGGGCCTTGTCTTCCTCAACGTTGAGCGTCAAATCATCGAAGGCGTAGTTCACTTCGTATTCGCCGCGCGGCGCATAACTGTATGCGTCTGCGAAACGGTCCAGCGCGTAGATCAGGTCATCCAGCGCGTGCTGGAGGTTGTTCCGGATGTCTGTCACTGTCTGGATCGTCCGGCGGTCGTCTGCTTCGACCTGCGTGGCGGTGACCATGCCTGTCCTCTCGTTCAGGACGAAATAGCCATTCGAAAATCCGCATTTATAGCCTACAAGGTCAAGAAGCTCGTGGATCCCGACCAGACGTTCTTCGGAGTTGAGCGTCGGGTTGATCTCGTGATAGATATCAGACGTCTCGGATCCGGATCCCTGCACCGTACGGATGAACTTCGGGAGCTTCAGCGCGGACACCATGGCCTCGCTGTTCTGAGCACTCAGTCTCACCCTGCCACCAGACGGCAGCAGGCGGTCGCTGTCCAGCAGGACCGTGCGGGAGCTGTCTTCGATCTCAGAGGCAAAACGGCTGTAGGCTATGTCAAGGTCTTGCATCTCGCGCAGAGCCTTAGAAACAACGGGAAGGTGCAGCGGGGCGCCGATGTCCAGGTTGTTTGCGGACGGGACCTGGAACAGACCGAAGAGCATCCGGTCCGCGCCTGTGATGACTGTCTCTTCTGCGAAACCCACCCAGGGGCTTGCCTCGATTGGGATCTCGGTCTTCAGGTCTCCGTGGCCGGTGCCTGAGAATACATAGTTCCGGACGATGTAGGTTCCGTCGTCTTCGCGCCGGTGATACTCAAGGCGCGTGAAGTGCTGGTCGTTTTCGTCATCGTCGTACCAGTCAAAGAAGACGATCTTCCAGATCTGCGCGTCGTCTGCGTCGAGGATCTGGAACTGATCCGGCAGGACCTTGTCGATCCCGGTGCCGTTTGGCTTCAGGATCAGATTCCCTTCGGCGAGGCCGTATTCTACCCAGCGACGCAGGTCCAGCCCGTCCACCACGGCCTTGAGCCAGTCTGCGCGGGCGCTGCCGGTGATAGCGATCTCAATGTTCATGGTCGCCAGCCTGGACAGCTCCGAGCAGATCTCCGATGTGAAGCCCAGCGTCCGTGCGTCCTCGTCCTGTGTGTACCAGTCCGGCTTATCTCTATATGCACGGCGGCAAACTTCGATCATATGCTCCGTTGCGTCGTAGTGTTTGGGCTTCTCGCCCAGAATCTTGTATATATCGGCCATCGAACTCCTCCGCCTTCGTATACGGTCAAATAAGCTCATGAGTAGATTCCCTCTCCCGATCTGATCTGCCGCTGTTCCTTGATCTCCGGGATCCTCTCAGGCGACAGCCTCCAGAGCCTTCGGATCAGAGACGCAGCACTGTCCGGCGCGTCGTCGTGTTCCGCGTCCGGCGTATAGTCGCAGATCTGGTTGATGTATGCTTCGTCAGTTCCTTCGACGAAGATCACCTCCGGCCAGACGGCCTTCAGGTATGATGTTATTTTTATGTGCTTGTTGGTGTTCTCGTGATAGGTCCTGGCCCTCATGCCCTGCTGGCGCAGAGCCTTGCCGAGGTATCCCTTGTCGCCGTTATCCTCGCACCAGATCTCACGGCAGAGGAATTGGTCGTACAGTCTCCCGATCTCCTCCGTCACGTCATCAACGTGTTTCTGCCAGAGCCTGCCGTAGATGTAGCATCGGTCGACCATCTTCTCTTCCTTGCGGCCGTCGGTCTCTACGGTCGTTTTTTCCTTGACGTAGGCCGCCGCCGTGAAGGCTGTGAAGTCGTCGCCTCCGTAGGCTGCGTCCACGTGACATTCGCAGTAAATCAGCTTCGCCTGGCTGGCTCCGGTCTGTGGTCTCGTGAACAGGACCGCGTCGGAAGGTATGTGCCGCAACTCGTAGTTCGCGGCAAAGAGGCTCGGCTCCATATGAGCCTTAAGGTCTTCTATCTTCTCCGGACTCAGCAGCCCGGTGCTGTAGCAATCCCAGCGGATCGGCGCCGGCATGAGCGTGAAGGCGTCATCCGGGTGCCAGGGCGTCCCGGTGTTATAGATACGCCCTCCGCGGTTTAAAATGTTGTGAAGCTCCTGATAGATCTTTTTTGTCCTCTCGCGTTCGGCGCGTGAGGCTCTGTCCAGAAGCGTGACTATATCGTCTGTGAAGATCAGGTCAAAGTGCTTGCCGGTTAATGAGCCCAAGGTTCCGAGCGCGGTCAGCTGGGCCGTGCCCTTTATGTCCTCGGACAGATTGGTCCTGAGCTCGGAGCCGTTGGCCGTCGTGAGCCGGAGCTCGACGCCCCAGATCTGAGAGGCCAGGTAGCAGATGCGCGGATCAGTCAGTATCCTCTGCACCTGATCGACGATCTCCTCGACGTCTCCGCCGGTCTTTCGCATAAACAGGATCCTCAGCCTCGGCCGCAGGATCATAAGCTCCGCGAGCGCTATGCTGACGCAGGTTGTCTTATAACTGTTTCGATGAGACTGCAGGAGCCGGTCTCCTTTGCCGGTGACCATGTCCCGGATCCATTCGTTGTGCAGATCTGTCAGGTCCTTAAAGCCCAGCATGTGGCCGATCTTCACCGGCCTGTGGGTCATCAGTCTGACAGCCTCAGTCCTCGTCATTGAGTAGGTTCTCCACCTCGTCGATCACTTCCGGATCCACAACAGCGACCTGGATCTTGTCTGCTGGCATTTCATCTCCGAGTTTAAGTAGCAGCTCGAAGGCCCGCATATCTCCTAGCACATACGACCGGTACTTCAAGAACGTGAACTTCCCAAAAGCGGGAGTTGCTTTCCTCCAGGTAACGGGTTTCTCACCTAAAGCTTGAAGCCAAGTATTCACCAGGGCCAAAGGAAATTTGCCTTCACTCGCATCCAGTTTTACGTAACTACTTAGCGCTCTTGACCGAGCCGATGCTTTTCCGGCTTCAACTGCATGCTCCGGATGCTGTCTTGTATAGTTATCGTCTCCAGACTTAAATCCTTTTCCCTCTAGATGAGGGGGTAAACCTTTTCTCATATCCTCAAACTATCTGTGTGTTCTTCTGTGTGTTCCTTCTAGCGATATGTATACAAAACAACGAAGCTCAGGCCTTGCGGAAAAAAGGTCCGAGCTTCGTCGCCGATTATAAACAGGAGAATCCACAGCCCGGGTCTGTTCGGCTGCTTCTCTGGTATCAATATACGCCTGTTGATTATTCCATTCTATTTCATCTCGTTTCTGTCGGGTTTTACTGACAGAAAAACCAAGAGGAACGGAAGGAACGGAAGGAACGCACAAAATTCAAAACCTTTTTATAACGCTGTGTATAAGGTCTATATATACCCTACGAGCCCTTTTTAAAAATACTTTTATACCTATCGTTCCTTCCGTTCCTTCCGTTCCTCAGGGGCCATAAACCCGCATAACTAAAGGGAATACGCGGGGAACGGAGAGCCGATTTTGGCCATTTGTCTCCGTTCCTTCCGTTCCCCGAAGCGGTTAGCACTAACTAACTGAGGAACGCAAAAAAGCCTTTTGGGGAACGGAGATTTTTGTCTGCGTTCCCCAAAAGGCCTCTTTTTTTCAAATCAGATCCGGCAGCTGTATGCGCTCAGGATCCAGGAGTGCTTCGATTTGGAGGCCCAGAACTGACGCCAGCCGGTATAGAGTCTCGCCGCTGGCGAGGTTGAGGTCCCGGGCTTCGGCCTCGTAGGCCTGGATAGTCCGGAGGCTGACACCGGACAGCTGGGCGAGACGGGACTGTGAGATCCCGTAAGCCTCGCGAGCCTCTTTCAGTTTGCTCATCGTCATTTTCCCTTCTTGATCGTCCAGCCGTCCCAGGTGAGCCGGCCGTTCTTATATTCAATGTACCAGAATCCGTCCTCGATCCGCCATACCGTTGAGGCTCTGCCCTCATTGACCCTACTGGCCTCCCTGGCGCAGCGCTTCGCGTCTTTCAGGTTCGTGAAGCCGCCGCCATACTCTCCAGGCACCCACCATCTGTCCTTTCCCATTCTCGTCACCTCCTTCGTGCATTACTTCCCTGAAGGGATGCCCTCTGCTTTTGTCATCTCCTCATCCTTTCCGGGAGGACTTGGGACCTCCCCTGTGCATTAGAGCCTTTCGGCTCCCCTCTGCATTATGTTCCATACAGCTTCACCTGTTTATCTTCCGCCTTCGGATCTGTCGTCTTATCCAGACAGTTGATAAAGTCGCCTTCCCACCTTGTCCTGTGGGAACCCTTTTCGATTACCGGTCGACAGTAGGTAAACACCTCGCCGTTGAGGATCCGGTAACAGATGTTAGTGCATCCCTTGCACGTCCAGCTTGACAGGGCCATTACTCGACCTCCTCGACCCTTGTGATACAGGCTTCATTGATTATCGCCCACGCTATGTCCGAAGGCTGCATGCCGGACGGTATCTTGCTGCACTCTTTCAGGATGAGGACACAATCCTCGATATCCTTTGTGGTCACGTTCTGGAGGCTGTTGTAATGCTTGAGGAAGTTGTCATACTCCTCGTTGTCCATCCTGGTGCAGAGGTTGTAATTGATGCACATTCTCCTCAGTCTGTCTGCCGGGAGCCTTCTGATCTCTCTGAAGTTAAACATTGTTCTATCCTTTCTGCCCGTCTCGCCGGTGGCTCAGCGCTTCTAAATTCTCTCGCTTTTATCTAGCCAGTGCGGAAACGATCTCTGCGGAGAGCGATGATGTCGGGGCAGTGTAATTTTCCTCGATGAAGGCCGTGGCCGCTTTGATTGATCTAAACTGCAAGAACTCTTTCCAACCTTTACCCTCTTTGAGGTTTATATAGTAGACACCGCGCGATCCGATCATTCTGGTAATTGCGATTCCTTTAACAGTTTTTACTGTTTCGTACATTTTTCTGTTCTCCTTTTGTTTGTGTCGTTCTTGCTCTTTCTGTAATAAGTATACTACTGTAGTGGTATACTGTCAACAAGAAAAAAGGCATTTTTTTGAAAAAATGCCAAAAAGTTTTTATGCCTTGAATTTGATGTCTGTGATCTGCTTGTTCCGGACGGTGACGCTCTCGAGGATCCCGCGCCAGAAGGTCTGCTTTTCCTTGTCTGTCATTCCATGGTAGATCTCGTCGAAGGACTGGGAGAAGATCTGCCTCAGAGCTTCCAGGCTGCTGAGCTCTTTCTCCGTATTGTCCGGCTGAGGTTCTACGAGTTTCGCCAGGATCTCAGCGCGCTTCTGTTCATAGCGTTCGCGGGTCATGGTCTCGTCGTTGATATACAGATCCTCCAGGCGCTCGAGGCGCTTCTCGATCTGGGTCCGGTTGCTCTTAGGCTTCCGGCGCCGGTTCTTCTCCCGGATCTCCGTGACCTTTGCGATCTGTCCCTCCAGGGCTTCTCGGACAAAAGGCAGGAGCTCCCGTTCCAGGCGGGCTTCACTGATCATCGTATACGGCAGATTCTTCGTCAGTGTGATGTGCGGGCATTTATAGTAAGGATATTTTCTTTTCCCGGAGTTGTTTCCGCCCATGATCCGGCCGCAGTCGCCGCAGCGGACGAGACCCGAGAAGATGAAGTCATGCTCGCTGTTCTGCCGGTTCGGATATCTGACGATCTGCTGCAGCCGGGCGAACTCCTCCGGAGTCAGGTAGCTCTCAGCCATGAAGTCCGGATCGTCACGGTACCGTCCGCAGAGCAGAGGAGATCCCACCAGGGTCTTGTAACGGTCGTAGTGCATAACGATGCCGTAATCCCTGTTAATGTCGAGCATTGTTCCCCGGACGCTCCGGGTCTCCAGCACTCTGCGGAGGATATCCCGGACGAGCTCTTCGGTCTCGGGGTCGATGATAACATGCTGATCGGCGTCCAGCGTGAAGCCAAGGGGCAGAGTGTGCCTGCCGGCTGTCCATCGGTGCTGCGAGCGCAGAAACTTGTTTGTATATTTGATTCTTTCAGACGTGGCGTCGGCTTCGTTCTGCCCGACGGACAGAAGGATGTTGACCGCGAGGCGCCCTTCCTTTGTAGACATATCGAGCGTCGGCTGGCGCTCAGAGAACCAGGAGACACCGAACTGATCGAGAACGTCCTGGACCTTGTAGAAGTCTGAGACGTTGCGGAACCAGCGATCGAGCTCTTTGAAGAGGATCACGTCGACGAGGCCTTCGCGGACGTCGTCCAGGAGCCGGAAGATCTCGGTGCGGTTCTTGAGCCGCTTCCTGGCTGACTTGCCCTCATCGGCGTAGATCCCGATGACCTTCCAGCCCTTGGCCTCGGCGAGCTGTGTGAGGCTGTCGCGCTGGGCGTCAAGGCTCCAGCCCTCCATGCGCTGCATAGCAGTACTGACTCGGATATAGATAGCACAGCGGGTCGGGGTCATTTGCGCCTCCTATTCTTCAGGTACGAGATAAAGTCAATCACCTGCTCCACCTCTTCCGGCGTCAGGTCTTCTGCGGCCGCGGAGATCGTATGTGGCCGGACTGTGCCTTTTTCTTCACTCAGCCCGAGGATATATTCCGGGGAGGCGTTAAACAAATTGGCAAGCATGACGAGCTTTTCCAGGCTTAAGGCTTTTATCTCTCCGTCTTCCCAGCGCTTGACCGTGGATCTGTTGACGCCCATATAGTCCCCTACCTGCTGCAACGACAGTCCTTTTTCAGCTCTCAGCTCTTTTAATCGGTTAAACATCTTTATATAAAACCTTTCTTTTTTTGCGACGCGTGTGATTTATTATACCCTCATGTTGCGTGATACGCAAATATTTTATGCCTTTTTCGTCACTTACACTGTTGCATTATCCGCAACGATATGGTACTCTTAAACTACCACCAGAAAGGAGGGACATGTGGTGCTTCAAGTTAAATTCAACCGCAATCTCTTTGACTACATAAACAAAGAGAACGGGCTCACAACGAAAGACGCAGCAGAGATCATGGGTCTGCGTTATCGAGCTTTATGGCAAAGAATGACCGGTGTTGTCGGCTTTAAATTTGAGGAAATGATAAAATGGGCCAATTACACCGGCGCGGATCTGAGGG